GGGAGAGGGAAGGGGTGAGGGTCGCGCCAATCCGCCAAGCTCGCAAAGTTTTAGTCTTCCGTCTCGATGTACTCGATCAACACGACGCTGGCCGGCGCGTTGGCCGTGCCGTTCGCCGTAACGGCGATAGTCACGTTGGCATTGGCCGCCACGCTGGCGTTCGTGATCGTGCCCATGTCATTCACCGACCCGGCGGCCAGGGCCGTTTGTACGGCCAATGTGGCGACGGCGCCGACGGCGGCGTTCGACACCACGACCGTCGCGTCGTTCGCGGGCGCGGCCGCAACCCAGGCGGCCTGCGGGACATGATAGACCTTGACGATCGTGGCCGGCGTCTGCGGCTTCCAGAGGACGTAGCCGGCGGCGATATCGGCGTCGGCGGCGCCCGGATCGGGCACGTGCACGGCGATCGATTTCACGCGGCGCGCGCGCCCCACGTCGATCACGTATTGCGTCGCCGAGATAGCCCGGCCGACGTTTTGCGAGTAGGCGGTCGGCTGCGTCTGCGTGGTGGCGCCGGCGGTCGTGTGCAGAAAGACGTAGCCGCCCTTGGTGAGCGAGCTGAGCCCGCCGACCTGACCGCGCGTTACCACCGGGACGTTGGCGCCCGACGCCGCCTTGGCGCCGGCCACGCCGGCCGCAGGGCGGAGGGTCGAGTCGTCGGCGTCGGCCTTGTAGCACTTGCCGTCCGACGCTTTGATCGCGAGCACGTCGCCCTCGACGACGGCCTCGCCCGTGACGCAGCCGAAGCGCGCGTCGGCCCGCTCGACGCGGGCGGCCAGCGCGGACGAGCTGATAAAGAGCAGCGCCAGCAGCGCCGCCCAGATGGTGAAAAATTTATTTTTCATTTTTCCCTTCTCCTGTTTTTCCCGAAACCTTTTTTTGAAGATCAGGCGGGAGACTCGCGCCTCCCGCCGGCCTGTCCTGAGCCTTAGTCGAAGGACCTCATGCCAGTTTAAAATCCCGGCTTACGGCACCACCGACTTGACGCCGTTACGGAAGTCGACCAGCTCGCCGCCGTACTCGAACCGGTCCTTGTACACGAGCGTGTCGCGCACGAGCATCTCGCCCACCGTCGGCTGATCGGCGAGGAACATCTCGGGTTCGGTGCGGCCGTCGAGGTACTTCATTTCGACTATCTCGCGGTCGGCCGGGTTGCAGAGCACGCCCCAGTTGTCGGCGTCGGCGTCCAGGGGCAACTCGACGATGTTCTCGTTATTTTCGCCGAAGAGCTTATAGACCGGGTTCGGATCGAACGCGGCGTCGAGATATTGGCGCTCGTTGATCTTCTTCGCCTTGTCCCACATGGTGTCGGCCACGACGAGGGAGAGACGCTTTTTCATCGCCCTGTCTAGCCCGATCTTTTCGCCCGAGGACGGCTCCGTCATCGCCATCAACTTCGTCACGGCGTCGGCGATCTCGGCCGCGGCGATCGCCTCGGTCTTCAGGTTGCCGTGGCCGACGGCGAACCAGGCGACGCCGTCGTGCTTATAGTTTTTGTTGGAGATGTAGAACGACCAGACAAAACGCGCGTGCCCTCGGCGATAGGCGCGCGCGCGCCCGTTGATTCTCTTGGTGATCGCGCCGAGATCGTCATTCCGCATGATGACGCGCGTGATTTTAACCAGCTCGCCGCGGGTTTGGATTTTGTACGTGACGCTCTCTTCGCCCGGCTTGGCCGCCTCCAGGTAGTCGTCGGTTTCCGGATCGACGATCGGCGGGTCGGCGTAGTACCCGACGCGATTCGCCTCCTGGAGCTTGAAATCGACCGCTGAGCCGCGGAGCGAGATCAGGCGCCCCTCTTCGTAGTCGATCTCGTTGTAGTCCTGCGTGAGCCGGCGGTTGAGCGTGCGATCGATCAGCGCTGTAAAGTCTGCGCTCGTTATCGCCTCCTCCGCGCGGTAGCCGCGGATCTCGAAGTCGCGGAACTCGCTTTTTCCGGTAATCTGCGCGTAGGCGTGCATCAAGCCGCGAAACGGCCGGATGTCGTCATGGCCGGTGACTTTGACGCCGAAGGTCTTGTCGAGCGCCGCCTGGATTTTATCCACGGCCTCGCGCGCAATGACGACGCGGGTCTCGCCCGCGCCGACGACGACGCCGGTAGACGGCATGAGCGCGTCGAGCATTTCCTTTTCGGCGGTGATCGCCTGGTCGAGCGCCTCGCGCGCGAAGACGACGCCGGAGAATTGCTTCTCCAATTTTTTCTTGACCGGCGCCGGCAGGCTGGCCTCGGAGAGCTTCAAGGTGAGATAGGCCGCCGAGCTGTCCTTTTTCGACTGCTCGATCGCGGCGCGCAGCTCCTGCGCCTCTTGCGCGGTGAGCACCCGCGCGTCCGCTCCGTTGCCGTTACCCGGCGCGGCGGGCGTCAGCGCGGTCTCCAGCGCGGCCTCTAATGCTTCTTGCGCCTGCTCGATCGTCGGCGTCGCGCCGAGCTTGGTGAGTAAATCTTCCCGCTTGTGCTTTTTCAGCAGCGCGAGAATCTGTTCGAGATTCATAATTCCCTCTCTGGCGACGCTCTCGGTCGCCCGCAGAAATTCGCCACCCGCCGACGGGATGGTGGCCAGATCCAATGCTTCCAATCCAAGGAACCTCTTCACCCAGACTTGGCCGTTCGCCAGCTTGACGCCCTCGACGGGTGCGTTGATAGAGACTCCGTTGACTCGGCCGGCCTTCATTTCTCCGAGAAGCCAATCGCGCCGGCTGTCTTCGATTTCGGCTTCCGCTCTCGGCTCGTAAAATCCATCGACCTCGACGGCGTTCGGCGCGGCGAGCTTCCCGATCACGGCCGCGCGGCCGTTGTGCGCGTAGACGCCGTCGACGGTCTCGACGGCGCGCAGCTTCGCGCCGCTGATAAACGGCAAAAGCGATTCGAGCGCCTTCTTGGTGTAGATCCAGCCCTTCTTCGACACGCCCTCGCGGATCAGCCGGACCTCCCACTTTTTGCCCTTCGGCGTCAGCGCCTCCAGCGCCTCGGTCACGGTCGCGTACTCGACCTTGACCTCTTCCGGCTCGCCGAAGGAAACCTCGGTCCCGGCGATCGTGTACGGGATGCGGTAATATTTTCCCTCGCGGCAAACGACCGCATAGTCGTCGAAAACTTCCTCGACCCACGGACCCGGCACGCCGACGCCGAGCGCGGCTTTCTGCTCGTAGGCGCGCCGAACAAGGGACGCGCGCCCCTCCAGGGAATCAACCGAATAGGCCATGGTTCCGCCTTCCTTTCTCGTTGCCGGCGACGGTTTACTTTTTCTTCGGCTTGGGCGCCGGTGCTCCGGTGAGCTGGAAGTCGGAAAGCTTCGCGACCTCGTCGCCCTCCGTGAAAGAAACCTTTGCGCCGCCCTTGGTCACGATGACGACGCGATCGCCGTAGTCCTTCGAACCCGCCACGTGCTGCGGCTTGATGCCGTAGCGGCCCAGCGCCTCGCGCATGAGCGCCGACGGCCCCCCTTCTTTTTTCTCCGGCGGCGGCGGATTCGCCGCGCCCTGCGCTCCTTGCGGTTTCGTTTCCTCGGCCATGATTTTGTCTCCTTCTTTTTTTGTGGCCCTTATCGGGCGGTTTGTTTTTTTTCTTTACCGGGCGGACACGCAGGTCCGCCCCTACATTCACGCTGCTAACTTTTCCAGATTCCAGCCCGACTTGTACGGGATCGACTGGCAGCCGCAGTTGATGGTGTTGCAGGCCGAGCCGCCCGGGTCACGCGGAAACATGAGCTGCTCGGCCGGGCACGTGCGCGACGCCGGCAGATCGAACGGCTCGGCGATCTCGCGCACCTGGCCGTTGATCGCGCGGTGGTTCAGACGCGAGACGCCCGACCAGAGCCACTGCTTCTTGAGCCCGGCGACGACCTTCGCGGCCTCTTCCTGGCGCGCCTGGGTCGCGAGCGAGAGCACGCGCCCGGTCTCGGTCCGCGTGATAACCTCCGCCCGGTTGGCGATCGTCCCGAACGTCGCCGGGTCGTCGAGCGTGGCCTCGATTTCTTTCAGCGCGGCGAACGGCGTCTTGGCGCCGTTGGCCGCGAGCAGGATCTCGCGCTTGATCTCTTCGCGCGCGTCGTTGCCGAGCCGCGTAATCAAATCCACGGTCGCGACGCGCGACGCCTGCAGGACGGAGAGCGAGGGCTCTGGAAAGCGCACGTCGATGCCGGCGGCGCGGAGCGGATCGTCCACCTTGGCGATGCCGATCTCGAAGCCGCGGCGGACCAGCTCGCGGGAGTCGAGCGAATATTTCTGCGCCCAGTCGTCGGCGAGCCGGTCGACGGACATCAGGAGCTGCGGTAGGCGCACGGCATCGAACCCCTTCGCCTTGATGATTTGAGCGAGGATCTCCTGCCGCCAGGCGGCGAGGGAATCGAGCGCGGCGCGCTGCGCGGCTTTGTCCAGCGCGGCGATCCGCGCCATGATCGCGCGCGTCGCGGCGAGCGGATCTTCGGCGGCCTCGCGGGCTATGTGCAAAAAAGGGCTCATGCGTAGGCGCGCCTCACGCGCGTCAGTCCTTCCCGGCTGTAGTCTTTCGTGACGTTCGGTTCGGGCTCGGTCTCCTCGGCGTCTGCCGGCTCGACCTCCATGCCGAGCGCCGTCGCCGCGTTGGCGAAGACGTTGGCGGCGGTCTCTTTCGTGATCCACCGCTGCGTCTCGGCGACCATCAAAGAGCTCGTGATCTGCGTGAGCGCGGCGGCGAGCTTGACAAGGTCCTTGGGCGACAATTCCGGCGCGGTCACGGCGAACGCGTCGACGGTAGGAATCGGCGGGCCGTCTTTTTGCGCGACCTCCACCTTCAGCTCACCTTTGTCGATTTTCTTTCGGAGCTGATAGCGGATCATCTGGCGGATCATGTCTTTCACGATCGCCTGCGCCATCGTGAGCGCCTTGAGCGTCGCAGTGTCCAGCTCGCCCGCGGCGGCGCGGTTCACGTCGCCGCTCTCGGCGAACCACGTCGGCGGCAGCGAGTGGCCGGCGAGAATATGATTTTTCACCAGCCGGGCGTCGGTTGTGGCGTCGTCGGCGCTGAGCGACGGCGCGACCGCGACGCGCTTTACTTTTTCGTTGTGGATAAACTCCATGCCACGCTTCGGCGCGGGCATATTGGCTTTGATCACGTCGATCTCTTCCTGCGTCTTGCCCTCGATCGTCGTGTCCCAAATGAACGCGTTGATGAGACTCCGCATGTCGAGGCGGTCGAAGAGAAACTGCTCATAGCC